CTGAAATGATATTTATTCTAATAAAAGCTCTGATAAGACGATGTTTCGTACTTTCGTGAATTATTAGAATAAATATCATTTCAGTGACTACTTTGTCGAGTCCCTTTCACATTACTCTATGGACACATCTAGAACAGTGATTTATCTATCCCATTCTCCTACCTCTACCCTCCAACAGTCTTTCATTGTTCTGCTTCTATCTTTCTGACCATCACGGATCCAGTCATACACGCTTTTTATGTCCTCTATTGCCACTTTTTATGTGCTATTTGTAGGCTGTGGGGTATGCCCCCAAATCATCATAGAATCTGAAGGGTATGGATGGCGGTCAGCGAGTGTTAGTGAGTTGTGATGGGGTATGCACTAATTCACGCCCGAGCCGAGTGGAGCGTTCGCGCACGCTGTACCTGCCCCTGGAGCTGGAGCTGTACCTGCCCCTGGAGCTGTACCTGCCCCTGGGGGTCCGAGACGTGCGCCCATTTCGATTTATATGTCCTATATATGTCCGAGACATGTACGAGACATGTACGACAAAACGCGATGAGTATACTCACAAAAGAAACTCATATTTCACTTGCATTTATGCGGGTGAATCGATAAAGTGAATCAATCGCCGCCAAAGCGATTCAAAGGCAAACGTAGGATTGATCCCCTACGCCGTGGCTGGAGGGACTCGAAGACCTCCAGTCTGCCTTCACTTCGAGGAAGGAATATTCCGACTGTGGCCCTAAGAGCCGTCCCTGAGCACCCAAAATTCGCACATTTGAAACGAGAGCTTGGATTGTCTAAGTTCCAGGCGCTGGGCCTTTTAGAGGCGCTATGGCACTTCACTGGAAAGTTCGCCATAAGGGGCAACATCGGAAAGTTTACCGACGCGGAACTCGAAGCGTGGGTCGAGTGGGAAGGTCCAGCCGGAGCAGCCATTGCGGCTCTCGTAGCGACGAGATGGCTGGAACGTTCCGACGACCACCGCCTGATTGTTCACGACTGGCATGAGCACGCCGATCAGACAACAAGAAAGCAAATGCGGCGTACAGGTCTAGGATATGTCTCGGACATGTCCGACCAAAGTGACGGACATGTAGAATCAATGCCATCTCCATCCCGAGCAGCCATTCCAGAAAAATCAGCGCGGGCACCGGCGAACCGCGAAGACGTTGCCCCTCTTGTCGCACAGATTGTCATCGCGCACCCCAGGTCGCGGCTGCGCAACTGGGAGCCATCCGACGTACCTTACACCGAGTCTGTGGCCACCTTGCAGGCCGTGGACGCTGAGGCGGAACGCGGGAAGTGCAGCCGCAGCGAGGCCGCGATGATGATCCTTGGACGCGTAGAAGCCATCACTCAAGGCGTGCCGCGGGAGCAGTGGAAGTTCATCAAGCCAGTGCCGGAATTTATGCGGCTGCGCGAGTACCGCATGGACTCACGAGAGTTCTTACGAAACGGAAACGGAGAGGGAAATGGAAGCTCTAAGCAAGATCGCAAACAACCTCGAAGCGCCGCAGCAGAGCGACAGGCTCAGTCTGACCAGGGGCTCAGGAATATCGCTGCCCGAAGGTACGGGGTTGGCGCTGCTCCTCCTGATGCGGCAGACGTGCAGCCGGTTTCCAAACCAATTCATCCCCGAAGAGAGTCAGGAAATGTATCAGGTCGAATGGGAGGAGATGGCAGCGCGGTACAGCCTGGAGATGTTCCGGGACGGGTTATCGAAGGCGCTGCATGATGGGCGCTCATTCTTCCCGGCACCCGAAGATATCCGAGCTTACTGCCGCTCGCTCTACGCCGACAAGCGCAACCGCGAGGAAGCTGCCAAGCGTGAGGCAGAGGACGCAGCGGCTAAGGCGCTATGGGAGCGCGAACGCGAGGAAGAACGGGTGCATGGAAAGCCTGAGAGGTCTGAGACGGAGATACGACTCGACGCATTACTCGAAAAGACCCGAATAGAAAAAGTCCGCAACCGACCCTACTATGGGCCACCGCCGATTTATTTGACACCCGAGCAAATCAAGGAGCTCGTTACAGTGGAAGCTGCTCGCTAGTCTGAGGCGACAGCTTTACTCCGCACAACGGCGAGAACCGCACGGACACAGAAATTGTTGCGCGAGTAGGGGATGTGACGTAAACCGGATTCGTGCATCGCGGCCAGTGTGACTTCTGCCCATTCTTCCTGCGTCATCCGCAAGTCCTTGATCTCATATACAGGCTTCGGTGGTGATTTTTTTACTTGCGGTTTTTTCTTCATACGGGCATTATATGGGTATGGACACGGTAGAAGTCAAGATCACCATTCCGCTAGTTCCGCCATCGGCGAACCACTACAAAATTCCTACCCGCAGGGAGACCCCCGATGGACGCCGGATCTTCGTGCTCACGCCGGAAACAAAAGCATGGTTTGGAGCGGTCGCAACGTTCGCGCGAGGAGCAACGATGCCTGGGGATCGTCATTGCGTCGAGTTCTGCGTCTATCGCGGCAAGGGAGACAGGGGCGATCTTGATAATTACTGCAAGGTCATAAATGACGGCCTCGTGAGAGCTGGTGTGCTCCGCACTGATGATTCCGTGGTAGAGATGCATATTTACAAAGAGCGCGATGCGTCGAATCCACGCACTGAGATTTTGATTACGGAGGCTTCCAATGGCACGAACTAGCTATGACGACGTAGTTTTACATTGCCTCATCTGCACCACGCCAGTGCCGCCAGAGCGGCTGCGCTTCAAGGCGATTACCTGCTGCGAGGAGTGCGCCACGCTGCGCAAGAACATGATCCGCGCGAAGCACGATGGCAGCGCCTGCCGCTACTGCCGCAAGCCCAGCACCAACGAGCAGCGCGCAGCCTTCCAGCGGTTCCGTAAGATCGAGAAGAAGCAACCGGAGCTGTTGTACCCGCAGGAGTTTGAGGAGTGGAAGCGGCTAAGAGAGAGCATCGTTACCGTCGTGAAAGAGGACGGCGCACATACTACCGCAGATCTTTCACCGGCAAAGTTTCTGGTGTGGCTGAATGATCGAGACACGGCGAAGGAGGCTGCAGCCCATGAGTGATTGCGGAGTTTGCGTCAGCGATTACGGCGACGATGGCGAATGCACGATGTATCGGTGCGTGATCGTCAAGAAATCGGGCAAAGAGTGGCACTGTTCAGAGTGTGGAGTAAAGATTCCAAAGGGCACATCCTACGAACTCGCCAGTTGGCTCAATGATGGATCGTTCGGGAATGCGAAGACGTGTCTTTTATGCGCTGAAATTGCCGATGCTTTCCAGTGCAACGGACGTTACCACGGCGGATGCTTTTGGGATGACATGCGGGACGCCTACGCCAATCTCACCACGGCATGCTTCGACCGCCTCTCAACCCCCGAAGCAAAGGCTGAATTGCGCCGCCGCTGGATGGAATGGCGCGGCCTAGAAACGAAGGAGGCCACAGCCCATGACTGACATCAAAATTCTTCTCTTGTTTGTCTTGCTAGCCCTTGTGGGGAATTTTCTCGCCCTAGCTGAGATCAGCGGGAGCGCGCAACGCATTGCGACTGCGCTGGAGGTATGGAACGATGGAAGATAGACTGCCGACTCGTTATAGGATTGTGGGGCATATCCCCAGGACGACTACCTGTGAAATCATCAACCCCCATGGGTCTTCAAACCGAACCCTCGTGCATGTGCGCTTTGAAGATGGCTCAACGTTGATCATCGATCGGCGCAAACTGCGGCAAGCGAAACAATCAACCCAAGGAGAAACGAATGTCAATGTTTGACGCCAGGCGAAACAAGATCAAAGTGGGAGATACGGTATCGCTGGAGATCCCTTCCAGGAACGTGACGGGCGAGATCCGGGAGATGGACGAGGGTGGACTCATCGCGGGGATCAGTAAGGGCGGCAAAAAGCTGGAGGTCGCGATGGGGTTCGTCACCGTGCTTGTCGCATTCAGAATTCCGGTCAACCCCGAACAGCCGATCATCCCCAACATGCTCAAGCTGCATAGTGAAGATGGGCCAGAGGAGAGTAAGATCCAGCTCATGCAGTAATTTTCACGTTGCAAACTGCCGCTCTCTGGCGTAGCGTTCTGGAGAACAGCCGTTTATGGCAACCCAGCACCCCAGCAATCACCCCGAGAGGATAAGAACATGAGCGTAGGAGCACTGTACAAAGCAACACCCGCCGCCCCACTCGCAGGCAGCGTCACCACGGCGCTGCTATTCGCAAACAAGCAATCCCCAGCGTTCCCCTCGACCATCAACGTGCTTGGTTCCGGCCGGCTGGAGCAGCAACTCTGGAAGGTCAGAGCGTCCGGCAGCGTCATCACCGGCGGCACGGCCACCGTCATCCCCTCCCTCTACGCCGCGCTCGCCATTCCTGCCGTTCCCTTCACCGCAGCCAACTGGACGCTGCTCGGTGCCGGTACAGCGGTGAGCCTCGCCAGCGTCGCTTCTCCCTGGGAGATCGATGCCGACCTGATCTTCGAGAGCATCGGCGGGACGATGCAGGGAATTTTCAAGTCCCTCATCGGCAATTCCCTTACCGCCGCCGCCGCGATTGCGAACCGCCTGAGTGGATTGAACGGAACCCCCAACACCATCACCCAGCCCGGAGCCGTCGTCGCGGTTGCCGCCGAACCCGTGTTCTACATCGCGGTCGGATTGACCTTCAGCGCTGTCTTTGCTGGCAACAGTGCGACCCTTGGCGACTTCAGCCTGTTGCCAGCGGGTTCCTAACGAGTTGACCACACGTATGCTTGGCAGTCGCACCAGGTCGGCTGTGGAGGGCATACGGAGCGGTCTTAGTTTGCGGTGCCGAGAGAAATGGGCCATCCCTCGCGCAAGACTATGGATCTTCGTATTCGGATACTTGGCACCGCAACGTAATTTGAAAGGGCTACACAATGGCTGACAAGAAAAAAGAAGCGGCGATGAAGGGTATGGGCGAAGTCAAAGAGAAAAAGGCCAAGCCCGAGGAGCGCCACGTACACAAGATCAGCTTTGAGCGTGCGCGCGGCGGGGGTTTCACGGTGCATCGCGAGATGCGCGGCGGAAAACCCGAAGAGCACCACGAAGATCACCACACATCCATCGCATCCACCAAGGATGCAGCCCATGACCATCTCGACGACGCGATGAGCGACCAGCCAGACGAGGGCGAAGAGCCAGCAGGCGCGGAGCCAGCACCGCCGCCGCCCGAGCCGGGAGCCGATGCAGGCGCAGGAGCAGCCCCAGCACCAGGTGGGATGTAGTCATGGCGACGAAAAAAGGCGACGAACGCGACAGTGCAGCCTCGTATCCCAAGGGGCTGCACCACGCGTTGAGCCACATGCGCAAGGGCGGCCTTCACCGCGCCCTTGGCGTTGCGGAGGGTACGAAGATTCCGGCCGCCAAGCTCACCGAGGCCAAGAACTCGAAGGACCCGCACATTGCGAAGATGGCGCACTTCGCCGAGACCTTAGAGGGGTTCCACCATGGCGGCGGCAAAGACAAAAAGTAAGGCCGTCGAGGAAGAGATCGACCTGGTTCGCATCACGCGCGACGAGGAGTACAAAAATCATCTGCGCTGGCGGGCGCAGACCGATTTGTACTGGCTGGCGACGAAGGTTCTGGTTGAGCAGGACGGCTCGCCGTGCTACCCCAACATCACCGAAGAGACCCATCAAGAGGTTGCCGCGTTCTTTGTGCGCAAGAATCCGGCGCGACCCATCCAGGACCAGGACGATGTGAAGCAGCGGTTGCTGCTGATGCCACGCGGGACGTTCAAAACCACCTTCAACATCGTCGATGCGGTGCAATGGATGCTCGCCTTCCCCGACATTGCCATGCTCGTACTTACGGCGGCCAACACGGACGATAGCCCGCTGGCGGATGTGTTTGTGGAAGAGGTTGCGCGGCACTTCCTTAGCCTGGCAGAGCGCGACACGAAGCCGCTGCACCTGCTCTTCCCTGAGTACGTCATCACGAAGATGCCGAAGAAGGGTTGGTTTGTGACGCCGGCGCGGAAAAAGTACCGCCGCGACGCTACACTCATGGGGACGTCGATCGAGAGCAGCTTGTCGGGCTGGCACTTCGACGTGATCAAGCTCGAAGACATCCAGGACAACCGCAACTCGCAGACCAGCTATGGCATCAACAAGGTGAAAACCAACATGTTCATCAACCTAAAGATGCTGATGAGCTGGGGATACCGCGAGATGACGGGCACGCGCTACGGCCCGATGGATGTCTACGGCCTGGTGATCGAGCGGCTGAATCCCGAAGTCGGCAAGGTGATGTGGAAGCCTGCGATGAAGGTGAAGGAGCGTGTGTGGAAGGAGCGCCCAAAGCTGCTGGCACGCGCCGAAGATTACAGCTACCTGTTCGAGACGCTGGAGGAGAACGACTGGGAGCTGTTCTTTCCGCAGTTCCTGCCCTTCGACAAGCTGATGCAGAGCCGGGACGAGAATGAGCACAGCTTCATGACGCAGCAGATGAACGTGGCGACGGGGGGATTCAAACCGATCTTTCCCAAAGAGAAATTACTCGCGGCGACGATTGACGAAGAGAAGCTGCCCATCACCGGGACGGTGCATGTGGCGTGGCGGCTGGAGCTGGGCGCGAGCGACATTGTAGCGGGTGCGTGCGGCGTGATGCACGACAACCGGATGTACATCGTCGACGTGGAGCGGGGAAGCTGGACACCGACCACCCAGGCGCTGAAGATCGTGAAGATGGCGAAGCGGCAGGGATGCCACAAGATCTCCATCGAGGAGACGCCGGGGGCGCGCTTCCAGGAGACCGCCATCCGCAACGAGGCGCTGCGGCAGGGTTGGGATCTGTCGATCGCATGGACGCCCTACCAGAACGACGACAAGGAGCGCGGCCTGCGGATCAAGAGCTGCGAACCGATCCTCGCCACCGACCGGCTATTTTTCTCCCGCGAGATACGGATCATCCGCGAAGTCCACCGCCAGCTTTACCACTACGGCATGATCGACGAGACGGAGATTGCCGATGTGGTATCCCGCGTGTGCGCAGCCCTTCCCAAGCTGATTGGAGATCAGGAAGCCTCCACCTATGAGGATGCCGCGGCCTGGGAGGCGATGCGGAACAAGGCACAGCACGACCGCGTTTTCAACTCGTATGTCGCCCCGGAAAACATGCCGCCCGAAGTTACCGCAGAAGAACGAGAGGCCGCTGATGTAGAGTGGGAACCACAGCACAATCACGACGGACTCGAAGAGATGATGCCAGGACTGACCGGATGAGCTTCCCAATGGACCGCAAGGACGGAGTGACGCGCGGGAACCTGCCGACGCAGCGCGTCAACGCGCACGACAAGATCGAGCGCGAGGATGTGAAGCTGCAAGGGCCGCAGCTCGACCCGAAGTATACCGACGATGGCGCGTGCAAGCTGGTGGTGCAGGACGCCGCCAAAGCCGCCGAGTGGCTGAACAACAAGCAGTGGGCGCTGCACTGGCGGGAGAATAACAACCTGTACCAGTCTCCGCGCACCTACCGGGTGTGGAACGACGGCGCGAGCGTGAGCCGCTTCACTGTCGCCAACATCTGCAACTCGCTGGTGCAGCCGATGCAGGGCGGGATCTTCTACGAGACGCCACCCTTCCAGATCCGCCCGCGACCCAGTACCACGGAAGAGACGGCGCAGGCAAAGCAGATTCTCTACGGCGTGCAACTCGACAACATCGACTTCGAGGATACCTGCGTCGATGCGCTGGAGGAGATGACGCTGCATGGCACCGTCATCTGCAAGGCTGGGTGGGAAGTGCAGACCGAGATCCGCAAGCGGTTCCTGCGCAAGAAACAGCCGCTCAGTATCAAGATGCCGCTGGGCCAGCCGGACCTGACGATCAACACCAAAGAGAGTGACGAGTTTGAAGTGACGCCGGTGCCGCTCACGCGGAGCCAGCCGTTCTTCGAGAAGTGCGAGCTCGGCACTGTGCTGATCGATCCGAAGTGGAAGCATCCCAACCGGCTGCATAAAGCGAAGTTCGTTGTGGAAGTCACCTATCCAACATTCAGCGACCTGGACGCGTTGCGCGAGCAGGCGATGTACGACCACAACGGGAAGAAGGTTGCAGGCTACGACATCCCCTCCGAGGAGCTGCTGAAGGATTACTTCTTCGAGCACGAGGGCGACGCCGAGACTGTCACCGACCTGCAGGCGCGGCTGGCCGCCAACAGCGGCACCGCGGCGGCGGTGGGAGACAATGAGCAGACCACGGCAGACCCGCTGGAGCGCGGCGTCAAGATGCTGGAGCGGTGGGACCGCACCTACGTGAAGACCGTGCTGGTGGTCGAGGGCACCGAGAAGACTGTCCTGATCCGCAACGAAGAACACATGCTCGGGCGTATTCCCTACTTCGCCGCGAACTTCTGGAACATCCCCGGCAGCGGGTACGGGCTGGGAGTCGGGAGGCTCGCAGGAGACGATCAGCGCATCGAGAAGGGGACGATCGAGGCGGTCCTGAACCTGCTGGCCTTCATCGTCAACCCGCAGTGGGTGCGGGATCGCGGCGCCAACGCGCCGACCCAGGCGATCCGGCAGCGGCTGGGCGGGATCATCGACGTCGACGCGCCCGTAGGCCGAGGGGCTAAGGACGCCTTCAGCCTAGTCGAGCAGCCGAGGGTTGACCCGTCGCTCTTCGCCGTGCTGCAGGAGGCTGGGCAGAACGCCCAGAGCGTCACAGGCGCGGACGAAGCGTTTACGCAGGGGAGTTTGCCCGGCAAGGGCGGCTCGAGCGCTGCACGGACAGCCACAGGCGCAGGCGGCATCATCAGCGCCAACGCTACCAAGATTGAAGGCCCGGTGGGACATTTCGTTCGCGGCATCCTGCTGCCGTTTATCGAGATGCTCGACGAGATGGACAAGGAGCGTCTGCCGCTGTCCGAGATCCACCGGATTCTCGGGCAGGAGATGGGCGACGATTACAAGCTCGACGTAGACAACTTCCTCGCCTCCGAAGATAAGTTTGAAGTGCTGGCGGGAGCGCACCTGGCGGCGAAGAAGGCGATGTCGCAGGTTCTGCCCATGCTGATCCAGTTCCTTGAGAGCCCGCAGCTTCTGCCCGCGCTGAACCGCATCGGTTGGACGATCGACGCGAAGGAGATGATGGAGATGGTGTACGAGATGACGGAGTGGAAGAACGGCCGTCAGGTCATCCGCAAGATGAACGCGCAGGAGCAGCAGGCGATGCAGGCCAGCAACCCGGCAGCGCAGAAGTCGCAGGGCGAGATTGCGAAGATCGGGGCAAAGCACCAGGCAACAGCCGCCGAGATCGACCAGAAGGCCGAGGCGAACCTTGCCACCCACATGGCGCTCGACCCGATGGAGTACGCCGAGCGGCACAACGAACGCGCGGGCGATGAAGCCGCGCTTGGACCGGAGGAGTAGATGGCAAAATGGCGGGTTTCTTTTAGCTACAGTAAGGAATTTGAGGCCGATGACGAGGGCGATGCGCTCATGCAGGCTGACAATGATTTCTCTGTGATGAGCGAGGCGCGGGCAGAAGAGATTATTGAAGAAGAGGAGCCCGAATGAAGATCCGCAACAGCCGCACCCTGCGGCGCATCGTCAACTACTTCACGGGCGACAGCGGCGATGGCAAGCAGATGCGCCAGCCCAACACGGCAGGGCTGCGCAGTAAGCTGACCAAGATGCAGCAGGGGCATCTCTACCAGCTGAGCGAGCAGCCCGGCTACCAGGTGCTGCTGGACGTGATTGAGATGGCGTGCGTGGAGCAGGACACCAAGCTCATCAACACCGACCCCGCAGAGCCGGAGACAGTGCTCGCCGAGCATCGCATGTCCAAAGCCTTCTGGCAGATTTTTGTTGCGATTCAGAAAAAAGTGGAGTATGAACGAGAGGAATTCCTTGCAGTGCGCAGACAGGCAGAAGCACCGGATGACGTGACCGACGAGGAAACGGATTCGGAAATCATGGGGTTGTAAACTCACCGGATTGGAGAGCACCAAATGGCAGTATTGTGGCGGAACAACGGAGAAAAGACGGATGAGGGCGAATATGTTGTGGATCTCGACGCGGAGAATGGGTCGCCCCTGCAGACCTTCCGGGCAAAGACGCGCAAAGAAATCGCGGACCTACTGGCAACTGCCCAGGTCTCGGCAACGCGAACCATCGACACGCTCAAGAAAGAACGTACCCCGGACCGCGCAACCGGCGAGAACCGCATCGAGCCAAAGCCACTTACCGCCGACGAGCGGATGCAGCTATCCCGCGACCTTACCGACCCAGCCAAGGGCGATGCGGCCGTCAAACGGCTGCTCGAATCCCAGGTTGGCGATCTCAGCGAGTTTGCCCGCCGGGAGAATCTGCGGGCCGAGCAGGAAGAGACGGAGCGGGCGACTGCAGAGACCCTCAAATTTGTGGCCGCGAATCCAGATTGGTACCCCACCGGCAAAAACAAGACGGAAGTCTTCAATTACATTGAGGGCAACCAACTGGCCATCACCGCGAAGAACATGGGGATTGCGTGGGACCTGCTCAAGAGCACGGGCAATGCCGACTTCAAGCCGGCCACGCCTGCGGGAGAAGGCGAGGAAGAGCCCGCCGCGCAGCCCGTGCCGGGAGCGAGGCCACGGATGGCAACATTTTCAACCGGGGTGCGGGAAGGCGACATTAGCCGCACCGCACCGGCACCGACCAGCAAAAAGAAATATACTTGGGCTGATAAAGATGCGATGACCGGACGAGAGTACGAGCGAAGGTTGAAAGAAGAACCGGGGTTTATGGCGGCGATGGACGCGCTGGGGCCACGTAAGTAGAACGGCATGGAGTGGCAAACGTTTCGCATTGAAACGCCCTAAAGGCAAAAAATCATATAAGGGCGGTAACACCATGAAAAGGATTTCTTCCACCCAGCAGCACCGCAGCGTCGATCCCGTCGCTATGAAGGTCGCACAAACCATTCAACCCGCACTCTTTCTCCTCCGCAGCCTGACCATCTATTTTCTGATGCTGATGGTGACGGCGGAAGCGCTCGCCATCACGGTTGCGAAACATTCGCTGAGCGTAGCCCAGGGCATCTACATCGCCTTCGCCTGCACCACGGATGCGCAGCAAGCGCACTTCGCCGCAGGCTATAGCCCCAGCAGCATGAACACGGGCAACCTGCCGCAGTCGCTGGTGAACCACTACGACAACAAGTTCATCAAGAACCTCAAGGCCAACACGCCCTATATCCGGGTGAGCAGCCGTCGAGAGCTGCCGGAAAATTCCGGCGTGAACAACGTGCTGTTCATGTATGAACCGTTTGGCGCGAACATCAGCCAGGCCGCAGAGGGAACGGTAGGGAGCGGCATCGTGATCACGGTGCTCACCAACCAGTCCACCATCGGCAACTACGCGGACTACATCAACTACTCGCGGCTGAGCCTGCAGACGGCCATCGACCCGGCGCTGGAGAATGGCGCGGAAGAGATGTCCTACCGGCTGGCGCTGTCTTTATCGACGCTGGCGAAGAACACGGCGGATGGAGCTTCCAACATCGACGCGAGTGTTGCGATCGAGAACGTCTACACCGTGCCGCTGTCGAAGAACAACATCACCACGGCGGTGGCGTCGATGCGCGGCCGCAACATCATGCCCATGGAAAACCAGAAGTTCTGCGGCATCATGCACAGCTTCCCGTGGGGCGACCTGCTCAATGACAACACCAACAACAGCTTCACCGACATCCTCAAGCACACCATTGAGGGGCAGATGAAGCTGGAGGAGCTGCCCGGAGACACGGACGGCGAGGAGATCGAAGTGATCGACCTGGCCGGCGTGACGTGGTACGAGTCCAGCCTCGTGACCATCACCCAGACCTATCTCGGCCACGCGGGCGTGACGGCCTACCGGACGTACATCTTTGGCGACGACGGCCTGATCACGATCAGCCTGGGCAAAGAGCAGGGCTTCGGCGATGGCCGCCGCCAGAACCTGAAGATGATCACGAACCGCTACGGACTGCGGGACGGCACGGTCGCCGACCCCGTGGGCATGATCGCCGGGAGCTCGGGATACAACGTCAACTTCGTTTCGACGCTGCCCCCGGACGTGACCATGCGTATGCGCTACATCGACGCGCCCAGCGCTATCACCTAGAAAGAAATTCCACCGTAGTCACACAAGGCCAGCCGGGAGCCTTACCAGAAATCCCGGCACACTTTCAGACCCATCAGGAGCCGCATCATGGCAGACGCCACCAAGTCCCCGAATACCGAACTCGAGCAGCTCGAGATCGAAGAGCGCAAACTGCGTCTGGAGCTGATGAAGGAGCAGGTGGGCCAGATCCACGCGCAGAAGGACCAGGCGGCGCGCAACCGCCAGCGCCAGTCCGACACGGAACGGCACAACCGCCGGCAGACGCAACTGCAGCAGGACGCGTGCAGCCACAAGAAAGCCGGGACCGGCGTCAAGGGCATCTTCGCCGGCAGCGCCGCCGAGTACTCCGTCATCAAGCATACCGAGCCGTGGGGCGAGACCTACGTGATGTGCCAGCGCTGCGGCAAGGACGTGCGCGACCCTTATTTCATGCTGCGCAAGACCGACCCAAAGCGGGTATCGGCGGCGAAGAAGGCCGACCCCCGCGGCTACGCTGCGGCGATGCAGAAATACAAGGAGTGGATGGACCTGCCCACCGACAACAGCCCCAGCGGCGGAACAATCTTCAACATCCAGCGGGATGTCGATTTTGAGAGTGCAAGCGCGTAGCCAGCAGTGAATTTTGTACGACAGGAGCTTCATACGTGCAAGATACGATTGCGGTCTCGGTGACGCTGCTGGTGTGGATTCTGGGAATACTGCTGGGAGCGGTAGCCGGGCTATTTACCTTATGTGGGCATCTCCTGATTTCTATCTACAAAGGGATGCGAACCTTGACCTCGACCGTGGACGTAGGGAAGGAACACGTTGATGGGCGACTGGTAACGCTGGAGCGCCACGATAAAAATAACGAAGAGCAGAAGAACATGTTTATCAGCTTTCTGAGCAAGCAAAAGGAGAAGGCATAATGGATCCCCGCAGCGAATCCGTACTAGCCACAGTCGATCCGGCCCTCGCCGTTCTGGTGCGACAGGCGCAGAAGTTTCTTTCGGCCCAGGGCGTGACGATGTGCGTGTATCAGGGGCTGCGCACCGCCGAGCAGCAGAACGCGCTGTATGCCCAGGGCCGCACGACGCCGGGGCACGTGGTGACAAACGCCAGAGCTGGATACTCGAATCACAACTACGGGTTGGCAGTCGATATCGTGCCGTACCTGCAAGGAGCGGAGGGAGCGCTGAACTGGGACGCATCGTCTGCACCGTTTCAAGCGATGGTTCGCTACCTCAAGCAGCAAGGGTTGGTCTATGGCGGCGACTGGATCCATTTCCCCGACGACGACCACTTCCAGATGCCTACGATCCCACCGTCCCCAAGCCCGGCCATGATTGCCGATTTTACTTCAGGACTGCAAGCGGTTTGGAACACCGCAGCGGCCGGGAAATATACGGAAGCGGTATGAACCTCACAATCAACGGTAAGTCCATCAAGACGCGGACGCTAGTTATTCTGGGACTCATTGCGGCGGGTGCGGCCTCAAGCCAGATCGACGCGGTGAACCATTTCCTCAGCTACCATCCACGGCTTGCTCCCCTCGGCGGCTTCATCCTGACGGCCATCGCCATCCTGCACAACCCGACCATCGATCAGTTACTCTTCGAGCAACACCAACAGACCCCGACTGCAACCACAGACACAAAAATCACCGTCACAGGTCAGGATGCGGCTACCATCCCAAAAACTTAGACGATTTACCTAGCAAAGCCGCGCAAACCGCGCCTATATTGAATCAAGGAGAGACCTATGAAGCGAATCACATTATTCCTGGCAGCACTGCTCATCCTTCCCCTGGGATGCAAGACGGCGACGTCGACCACACCGCCAGCAGCCCTCGCGCCGGGATTCAGCAACACGGCGGATCAGACGATGGGCGACGTCCTGAAGAGCGCCCGCGTCTTCTACCTGACAGCCCAGTGCGAGACGCAGGGACTCAACTACAGCCTGACGACCAAGGCGTGCGTTCCGGACCCGGCGATCACGGCACCGCTGGTACGCAGCGCGACCGAGAAGTCGGCGTTCAACTCGTTCAGCGAGAGCCTGAACGCGGCGGATACGGTCTACCTGGCCTACCACAGCGGGACGGCAACCCAACTGGCGGCTCAGACAGCCGTCAACTCAGTCCAAGCGCAGCAATCAGTCCTCCCAGCATTGGCGGTGACCAAATGACCATGCCCCCCGTTGTAATAGCCCACGCGTCCACCTTCGATTGGAAGTCGCTGATCGGCGTCCTCGAACTGGCTGGCAATCTCGCGACCGGCATCCTCGTCCCCGGTGGCGCCGCTTTTGTTCCATTGCTTACCGGTTTGGAGAACGCCGTCAATCCCCTCCTTCAGAACATCGGGACAGGTCAGTCGGTACAGGCACAGACGATGACGATCTACAGCACGATCATCGGCATCCTGACCACGCTGAAGCAAACTCCGGGACTCCCCGCAGAAACGCTGACGAAGGTCGATGACTACGTGATCATGGCGCAGAACGGGACGGCGGAATATCTGCAAAACAACCTCGGCTACAACCCTGCCGACTACGCTCCCACTACCCCAATCGCCTAAGTCGTAGAGGGACGGAATGGCCCAGCACATCAACTCGGTTGCCGCCTCCGGGCTTCCACTCGTCACCAAGGATGCGTTCTATGACAGCATCCAGGGTGGCGACCTGGTTTTCTGCTGGGGCAGCGACGACATCAGCAAGGCCATCGAGGATGTGTCTGGCGGACCATCGCATGTGCTGATGGTGTGGACGCCCTGGAGCAGCGCGCCATGGCTGACCCTGGAGGCGACCTTCCCGTGCGTGATCGAGAGCAAGTCCGGCGTCCATATTGGGCTGTTGCAGGACTACATGGACAGTTACCCAGGCGACATGGTGTTGTGCCGCCGCGAGGGATTGACGCAAGCCGCGATTATCGCCGAGTTGAACTTCGGCTTTATGTTGCTCGACGACAACTACAACTGGCAGACGGAGATCTCGATCGCTGCGCGGAAGCTGTTACCCTTCCTTCCTCCCGTCGAGCCAAAGAATGAGGAGTACTGCAGTGGCTTGCAGGAGGTGATGGGCAAGATAACCATCCCCTTTCTGGCGCACCCCCCGAACCCGAACACACCAGAACAGGACTTCACCGATCCGAGCGTGACGGCAATTTGTGGATTTCTGCGCAGCTCCGAAGCGGCATAGTTCTAAAATCCAACAAGGAGAAAAGTGATGAGCGACCAGAAAAATACGACCAACAGCCTGATTTCCAATCTGGAAGCAGCCCTCGCAAGGCTGAGAAGTATCGGTAATGCCGATGCAGGCGTAACCGATGCAACCCCGAAAGACGCTTTGACCGGCGCCGTGAAGGGCGCCCTCACTGGGACGGAGACAGCAGCAGCAGAGGAAGTGGAGTACGACTTCGGCACCAATCGCATAACCTTCCACGAGCCGAACGAGCATCTCCGAGATCCGAACCGTCCGAAGACCAGCGCGATCACCCTGGCAATTGCCCAACAGGGCGGAGCTGCAAACGCGCTTCGCGATCAAACCAACGTCGATGACGGCTCGGGTTATCCTAAAGGCGATCAGGCCAGCAAACAGCCCGCCAACGAACAGAAGTAGGGAAAAGGTACGATGGCCTTCAGCAGCGTCACTCTTCAGTCGATCATCGATTACATCTCAACGCAGGGCGAACTCAGCCCTGTGTTGCCTGCTGGCGGATACTCCACGCTGGCGGCGATTGCGAACGCGACCGACGTGATGAAGGACCTGCTGGCAAAGCCGTTCAACTGGAAGTGGAACAGCCTCAACGTCGCACCGTTCTACACCATCAGTTGGCAGAACGATTACTGGTTCGCCAACCTGACCAACATTGGGTGGCTGGAGAACTGCACCGCCGTGGACATCAACAACACGGCGCTGCCCAAGCCGATCTGCTACCCGGAGTGCGTGCGCGACTTCCCCATCGACGCGTGGGCCAGCTCGCCACCGGAGAAGGTTTGCTGGAAGTACAACGCGAGCCTCTACGGCAAGACCTGGCCCGGATACGGCAAGGTGTATACCAACCCGCTGGGAGCGCCGCAGACGCCGAACAACCCACCCACCAACATCATCGACGCGAACGGCAACTTCCTGATCCTGACGACCTATGGCACGACAGCCGCCACTGGCACTGGGCCGCTTGCGGCCGCGAATGCGTGGACGCCGACCGCTGTAACGACGGTGATAGATGGAACCTGTGTGTGGACCGTCGCGAACCCCAACGGCCAGGGCTTCCGCGTGGGACCGCTGCCACCGCAGCAGGGCGTTGTCTACCAGATCAACCTAGTGGCGCAGGTAACGCCGCCCACCTTCGCCAACCTGCAACAGAAGCTCAACCCGATCCCCGACGAGTATCAGGGCTACTTCCGCGATGGAATGATTGCGTACACCTATCGCAACTCCCCCGACCCGTCCATGCAGGCGCGCTTCCCACTGATGAAGCAGGCGTGGCTGCAGGCGATGATGGACGCGTGCCGGCAGGGCGACAGGGAACGCGATGCAGCGTGCTTCGTTCCGCAGAGCAGCATCATGGGCAGCGACATGATGGGCTCCGGATCGATGGGGCCAGCCGACCCGTTCAACTGGGCGCAGCGCCGCGGGGGCAACTAGATGGCGAGCAAGATCAACCTGCAGGCGACGGTGGACTGGGCTGCACCGTTTGTGCGCTTCCAGCCACTCCTGATCGGCAGCCAGGAACCGGCGCTCACAGCGGCGAACATGACGCTCGAGCTGATGCTGGGGCCGCCGTTCCAATGGCGCTGGAACCGTTCCACCGCGACCTTTACCTGCGCCATTGGCGTGCAGGACTATACGGTCGCAATCGGCGACTACGGATTTGAGGAAGTTGCCAGCGTTGCCGACATTGGCGGCTTGAACAAGGAGATCACCTTCAAGAAAGTGCTGGCGCTCGACGGCACCAGCCCCGACCGGCCCGCCTACATTGCAGCGCAGGATGACGACAACAACGGCAACATCACCTTCCGCATCTCCCCGCCACCGGACCAGGCGTATGGGACGACCGTGACGTACCAGCGCAAGCCGCCCATCGTTCAATCGATGGCCGGGCTGTGGTCGCCGGTTCCCGACGAGTACAGCTACATCTACAACTGGGGATTCCTGACCATGGCGGCGATGCTGACCAACGATCCGCGCATGGCAGCGTACAGCCAGAAGTTTATCGGGCACCTGCTGAGCGCGCAGAGCGGCCTGACCGAGCGCCAGATCAACATCTTTATGAGTACCTTCCTGCAGCGCACCGGACAGGTTGCCGTGGCTGGCCTGACAGCGCAGCAGGGCGTGACAGCGAGGACATTCTGAGTGGCAGACGGCTTACAGGCGATGGGAGCGCAGAAGGACCCCAGCAGGTCCGCGCCCCTGAACATGTCCACCTACATCTCCGGGCTGATTACCCAGCAGAACCCGATGGCGGGCGGGGCCGTTCCGTACATCCAGCAGAAGTTCTATTCCGCAGCGCGCTATGACCGCCTGATCGGCGGCGTGAACTGCGAGTTGAGCGTGCGGCTTTCGATGGTGCGGGCACCCGGCAGCTCCATCTACAACGGAATAGACTTCGCGCGGATCAACCGCTGGTGCAGCTTCAAGCCAATTGTCAACGAGGTAGAGCAGATCCATGTGATGGCCGACACAGCCCAGAGCGTCTTTGACGCGACGGGGCTGTACAACAATCTCAACATCTGGAACAAGAGCGTGGGAGCTGGGAAGACGCAATTCCAACCCGTGGGCAACGAGCTTTTCTTCGGCAACGGAATGGACCTGAAGAAGTGGGTACTGAGCGCGCAGATCTGGAAGTACAGCACGCTCTATGATGGGGCAGCCACCAGCGACACGACGCTGGGCGACTTCATCGTCGATTACAACGGGCACATCCAGCAGGCCGTGGGCGGCTTCAACCTGCTCATCTCCAACGTCTCGATCAAGAACAACGTTCTCACCCTCACGCTGGACACATCGCAGATCGCAGATTCGGCCGGAACTCCTACCGGCACCGCGCTTGCGACTGGAGGAACGATCCCGGCCGGCAACAATTACATTCGTATCTGTGGCGTGGATCCGACCGGCAACGTGACGCAGGCAGGCAATGAATCCGCCGCCGTCGTGACGGCCGGGGCAACGTCCGAGATCAATTGGGCGTGGCCGCCCATGAGCGGCGTTGCCGGCTACCGGATTTATGTCTCGCAGACTCCAGGCGCAGAAGCTAGTTACTTCACTTCGACGACCAACAGCTTTACACAGACCACGGCCAGCTCCTATGCGGCAGGAACGCCGCCGACGATCAACAATACGTCGGTCAGCGTGCCCTACAATCTTTTCCAAATGGTGGGCGTTCAGCTGGCACTTAGCGGGCTTACGACAGCAACCTTTCTCAATGGCGCAACGCTCCCGATCGCCAGCGTGCTGCCAGGTGGACAGGAGAGCAATCAGCTCACCTTTGCCGTCTCTCATGCCGACTATGCCAGCGCGGCCGATACCGGGATCGCCTCCAGCGGGACCGGCATCACCGGCCTGGCGATGCCTACGTGGGCGACGACACTCTGGGCGGTGATGCAGGATGGCGGAGCGCAGTGGATCAACCGCGGCAGCTATGTGCAGAACTGGGGGATTGCTACACCGGTCGCTCTGCCGACGATCTTTCAGAGCAAAGCACCGGCGATGGCGTATGAGGCATGGGCACCGAATACGGCCTACTGGCAGTCCGGGGTCGTCGACGACGGATCCAGCCATCTTTTCCAAATTACACAAAGTGGAATCACGGGGGCGGCGGTTCCTACCTGGAACACCACGTCGATCGGCGCGGTCACCACGGACGGCACGGTGACGTGGAAGTATCTGGGCACCGGTGCATGGACCGCTGGGACGGCCTACACCAAAGGAGCTTATGTAAAAGCGCTCATTGGAGCGCTGTCCTACGAGTATGTCTATATCGCGCAGAACGCAGGCATCTCAGGAGTGAACCAAAGCACCTGGGCCGGAAGCGCCGGGGCCCTGGTCGCGGACAACGGCATCACCTGGCTATGCCTGGGGCAGGTTGCTCCGTACTATTCGACCATTTCGTCCTTTACGCCGTCGCGCAACGTTTCGATGGCGACGAAGATTCTGGACTCGAATGGATATCTGCAACAGATCCAGGCGCCGCAGGGAGGACCCTACAACCCGGTGATGGTGAGCGGAACGGCCATCCCGGTATGGGGTGCGACCGGGGGCTTCACTCCGGAGACGCTTACGGCCGCGATTACGGCCTATGCAACTGCCGGTTACGGTACCACGACAATCACCGCGAACAACGAATTTCCGTACTATGTGTCGGGGCTCCCAGGCTCCGTCACGATCACGGGAATGACTTACGCGGCGCTGAACGGCACATGGCCGTACTACGATCCGACGCAGACCCGGTTCCTTCTCAATGCCACCAGCACGGGGAGCGCCAGCGACAGCGGAACGGCGAAGTTCTCGCAACTGACGATGTGGTTGAACGTCGGAGCCTATGCGCCGGTAAGCACGACGGGCAATTACTATGCCTACGCCTACAAAAACAGCGTGACGAAGCACGTTGGATCCAGCTCAGACCAAAGCGCCCTCATCGTGCTACAGGGGGGATATGTCGCCAATGTCCAAGGCTTCGGGAGCCCGGATCCGCAGGTGGACACCATCGTGATCTACCGGACAGCAGACGGCGGAGCTGTGCTGCTGGAGGCCGATGAGATTGCGAACCCCGGCGGGGGCGTGCCATTCATCTACAACGACACAGTGCCCGATACGGCCCTGAACATTCTGGTGCGGGCGGCGATTGCGGGGGCAAACAATCCCCCGCCCGCAGGATTCCTACCCAGCGCCTATCATCTGGGCCGCATCTGGGGGTTCGTCAAGAACCGGCTGATTTGGTCAGGAGGGCCGGACACACTGACCGGCAGTGGCAGCGAGGCCTTCCCGCCCGGCAACTACTTCAACATGCCGGAAGCGTTGACCAAGTGCCGCGCGACCAGCATTGGCCTGTTGGTCTACAGCACCGCCAACGCCTACATCGAAACCGGGCTGGGAACGAGCGGATCGCCCTTCATCGCACCGGCGATGTTCCAGGAGGGGATTGGGTTGCTGAGCTATGACGCGGAGTGCGTGAATGGCAGCACCATGTACATGATGACGAGCTCCAACCGCGTTGTCAGCTGGGACCCCGGTGCCGGCGAGGTCGAGGTTGGATTCTTTATCGGCGATCAATTCGTGCCGTTCGACCCAGCGGCGGCATATCTGACCTACCACGAAGGATCGAGCGAGGACATGGCGCTGTATGTGGGCGACGGCGCTACTGGCTGGTATCGCATGGGCATCCTTGGAGCGCCGGAGAGTGGCAACGTGTGGAGCACCCAGCGGCAGATTGTGGGAGGGTGCGGAGCTATCCAGTCCGTCGAAGTGAAGCCGGGCATCAAGGCGCTCTTGATCGGCCCCACTGCGAGCGGCCCGATTCTGCAACGGGACTACTCAACCTACGCGGACAACGGCACACCCTACCCGATGAACCTGAAGATTGGGAGCCTGCTGCTGTGCCAGCCGGGGACCGAGGCAGAGATTGAGTTTGTGACGCTGGATTCGCTGCTGCTGGGAACGCGGCCGACCGTGGGTGTGTTGCTGGGAGAGCTGAGCGGGTACAGCAACTCGCCGGGGTTTACGATGCTGCAATCGACCGCGCGGGATCTTCCGTTGCTTCCAGCGCCCAAGACGCTATACAGTGATCGGTATCACATGGCGCAGAGCCAGAACCAACAGAGTTGCCGTCACATGCAGTTGCTGATTGAATGGGCAGCCGAGGATGTGGCGAACGAATTGTTGACGCATACCGTCTATGGCAGCTTGCGACCGGAGGGCAAATGAAGGCGAAGAGTGGAGCAACTAGCGCGCCGAGACCTGCACCGCAGCAGAGCGCCCCGGCGACGTCGCCCACCGAGGCCACGCCGGGGATCAGCACGGTGGCATTGCCAGCACCGCATCCGGCACCGCTGCTGCCTGTCGATTCTGGCGTGTCGCCGATGATGGGGGGAAGTTTGCCGCCCGCAGCTTCAGGAGCGGATGTGTACACGCGGCAGTTTTATGGTGGAGCGCCGCTGCCCAAGCGCAGGTTCTTGCCGGTTGGACTGGTGCCCTGATGGCAGATCTCTTTCAATTCGGCCCCTACACCGTCCGCGAGGCGACGGAGGACGACCGTAAGCTGTTGGAGGAATGGATTGCCGCCGACCCCGACCACGCGGCGAAGAAGGTCCAGCCGGAGTTTTTCTACGAGAAACAGCCGGGAGTGGGATGCTATCTGCTGTGTGACGCAGAGGGGCCGATTTATTTCTGGAAGACTTCCAACGTGGTGCGGCTGGACGCGCAGTTCGGTCCCAGCGAACACAGCGCGGACAAGCTGCGCAACCGGGACGCCCTGATCGAAGGCATGGACTGGCTGGCCAGGATGTGCGCCGCCAAGGGAGCGACGGAGATCCTGTTCGATTCCGTCGTGCCTTTGTTGCGGCGGCTGGCGATTCGCCAGATGGGCTGCGAGGCGATGCCGGGAGAGCTGGTACGCAGTCTTGAGCTGGAACGGCTCAAGCTGACGCAACCGAAGCCTTGGGGCAACACCCCACATACTACGCAACCGGAGAGGGGATAGGTATGTGCGGACCCAGCGCGTCTCAGACTACAGTTCAGGCCGACCAGATCGACTTTGCCAACCAGGTCATGCAGCAAAATCAGCAGGTCTATAGAGAGAGCCAGGGAATCCTGCAATCGCTGAACAGCGCGTTTGCGCCCATCCTTGCGGCGGGACCGAACCAGACCGGGTTCAGCCAGGCAGAAGACACCAACCTGAATACCGAGGCCACCGACCAGACGGCCAAAAACTTCTCCAACGCGCAGCGGACGTTGCAGGAGAACCAGGCGGCGCAGGGCGGCGGCAACAGCTTCGAGCCGGGTGGTGTGCAGCAGTCTGAAAATGAAAGTCTGGCGGCGACGGCGGAGGGTGTGCAATCCAACGAGCAGCAGCAGATCCTGCAGGCCAACTATGCGCAGGGACGGCAGAACTTCAACACAGCCGCAGGCGTGCTCGGAAACGAGGCATCCACGCTCAACCCGGTTGGAACCGCGACGGCGGCGACGGGTGCAGGATCAGCAGCGGCGAAGACGGCAAACACGATCCAGGAGCAAAGCAACTCCGCGTGGAACGCAGCGATAGGAGCGCTGGGCAGCGTTGCCGGCGCGGCGGTAATGCTTTAGGAGAGAACCATGGACAGCAGCGCGAACGTTCCTTTTGTCGATCCATCCCCTACACCGAATCTCGGACCCGTAGGCATGGGATCGAGCGCACCCACGGCTGGCACACCGTCGACGCCGACGCCCAGCCCCACGCCACCGGCAACAGCGCCCAGCGCTACACCACCGGCAACAGCAGCCCAGCCCACGGCGCAACCCGCCGGCATTACGGTGAGCCCGGATGGAACGGCGCGGCCGCAGAGCATGGGTTCGCGGGTGTACCACAGCATTCTCTCCGCGCTGGGTGGCTCCAACGATGTGCAGTTCAGCCGCGGCGCGGACGGCCAGATGGTTGCGACGTCCGTTACAAAGAAGCCCGGAGCCCAGTGGAAGCAGATCATCAGCGCAGCGTTGACGGGCCTGGCGGCAGGCGCTGGCCAGGTGGGGCCGGGAGCCATGGGCCGCGCGCTGGGCGGCGGCATCCAGGCTGGACAGCAGATGGTGAAGCAACAGCAGCAGAAGAAGAAGGACACCGCGAATCAGGATTACGACGTGCAGCAGAAGGCGCTGGTGCGGAAGGCGCAGCTGCAGCAAATGGCGGTGACGACGGCTGGCGCGGTGTTATCCAACACGCGCCTTGGCCAGGAGATAAGTCAGACAGATGCAGATAATTACAATAAGTTTCACCAGATGCTGCGGGATACCGGGGCTACCGACGTTGGGCACTTCAGCACGGTTGCAGCCTTTACCGCAGAGTCGAAAATCAATCCGACGATTGTTGAGGACCTTTCCCACGGCCGTCCGAGCGTGACGCCTTATCGCGGCGCGGATGGAAAGACTGATGGATTTGAGGTTTCGATCGTGCCGGACGCGTGGGGAACGGGACCACTCCCGAAAGATATGCCGGTGCCCGACATCGGTATGAATAAAGACGGCAGCCCGAAGTTGACCTGGGATCGGACGGTTCCGGCAGGGTCTCCCGGTGACGACTATAGGGCCTACGTCCTGGCCACAACAATGAAATACCAAACAATGCTTGCCGACAAGAACGAGGGGGACTACAAAAAGCAGCAGATCAAAACATCCGCTACTGAGGCGGGGAAGAACGCCGCAGAGGCGAAGGCGCTAAACACGGCTGGCGACGATGCGACCATCCAGTCGAATGCGGCGCAGCTCGTACACGGATCGATGGACCCCTCCAACCTGGCGAAGAGTGGCAAGGCCGGTCTGGTCTACAACAAAACCGTTGCGGCGGCCAATGAGATCTCCATGCGCGAGACGGGCAGGCCATTCCCTATCGCGACGGCCATAGCCGACTACAAGTTCGCGAGCAATCCGCAGACCAAGAACACGCTCAACTTCCTCAACTCCCTGACTGGCCGGGACAACAATGGCGGCAACCTTGGAACCGTAGTGCAGTTGTCTGACGCGCTGCGGCAAGGGAAGTTTCCGGCGCTCAACGATGTGGAGCAGTGGTCGAAGCTGGCCAGTGGCAACGCGCAGGTTGCGGCATACCGTGCGGCGCTGGTGGAGACCAGCGACCAGGTTGCGAAGATCCTGCAGGGCGGAGGCACTGGCAACGGCACCAGCGATGCGAAGCTGGAGCAGGCGCAAACCCTGTTCAATAAAGGATTCAACGGGAAGCAGATGCACGCGACGGCAAACACTATGCGCGACCTGCTGGGCAACCGGAAGAAAGAGATGATTGGAGATAACCGCTATCTGCAGCAGTGGTATGGGACGCCGACGCCAGCAGCGAACGGCGCGCCTGCAGGCCCACAGACGCATGTCTTTACTGTAAGCACATGGAAGGCCGCCAATCCAAGCGGCGATGCGAACGCAGCACAGGCCCAAGCCAAACAGCAGGGCTATACGGTGGTGCCATAAATGGTAGGCCAAGCGATCGATCTTTCAGCGGGCCTCGTCCAAGCCCCCACTCCTCCCCCACCGACGCCGACCGGAGGAATCGATCTGTCCGCAGGTCTAACGCCGAAGCCCGGAGCCATGACCCCGCCGAGCATCACCGCCAACCCCAACAAGGAAGGCGTCTACCAGATGAAGGGGGCGAAGGGCGCGGCCGGGATACCGTACAGCAATGTGCGCTCTGCACTGGATAGCGGATACACCTTTGCCAACGATCAGGAGCATGGGCGGTACGCCAGCGACTATCGCGCTGATCCAGGGGGGACGGGCGGCGGCGCTAGCGTCCTGGGACTCCTCAACGATGATGGCACGACGTCGGATACGGAGTATATGAAGAACGCGGCGAAAGGATTCAAGCAAACCGCCGATGAGACTGCTGGCACGATTGAACGTGGCGTCCGGAAGATTCCTGGAGTCGGACCGTGGCTCGGAGAACATGCAGGCCTCGACACACAGATCGCGAAGGATGAGGCTTCGGCCGCCGCCCCTGTTGGTCCCGGCGGAGGCGTAGGGCGCTTTGGCGAGAATGCAACCGAGTTCGCAGTGGGCGATGCAGAGCTGAAGTATCTGGGGGAAGGCCTCACGGGACTGGTGAAGGGCGCGAACTATGCGGACAAGTTGAAGATCATTGCGCCCATCCTGAAGCAGGCGGCGGCGCACCCGGCACTTGCCCGCGCACTGGGCACCGCGATCCGCAGTGGCGTAGTGACGACAGCGCAGGCGGGAGCGCATGGAGCGACTGGCGAGGAAGCGCTGGAGGCTGGCGCGGAGGGTGCGGGAGCGGGAGGGGTTGCAGACCTGGCGCTGGGAGCGGCGGGACGGGGAATGCAGCGGTTTGGGGCGAAGACGGCTCCGGCCGTCGAGAACATTGCTGGCCAGGATGTGCAAACGTTGGCATCGCAGCGGCCAGGGACTGGGCCGCGCGGCGACATCACGGCGCAGGAAGTGCCTGCGGTTGGACGCGCGCAGCAGGCAGCAGCGCCCAAAGTCTTCCAGAGCGTTGCGCAGCGGGCGACCTACGATGCGCTGGAGGAGGCGAACAAAGGGCGCGTGGTGACACCGCCCATCACAGATCCGGCGCGGATGCTGCCAGCACCGGAGGGATCGAAGCCGTACAGCTTCACCCTTCCCGGCACCGGCACACAGGAATCCACGGCTGGCGAGATAGCACAGCCTGCAGCCAAGCGTGCCCAGGCTGCCTTCAAGTCCCCTTCCTACGTCACCAGCTCAGCACCGGCGGCGACCGTGGCCGGCGTGGAGGGAAGCAGCGGCGCGGACATTGCCACAAGCACGGCGCGGCAGCCAGCCCACGACGTCATCACCGGCGGCGGCGATCTCCAGGTGGCGAGCCCGGAAGAAGCGCAGATGCACCTAAGCCGGTTGAATGCGATTATCGAAAATCCACCCAGGGGAACGAGTGCGGCGCAGCTGAAAGACATTACCGCAGCGCGGGACAGCCTGCAGGACCAGCTGGGCATGTACCACGCGCACCAGCGCACGTTGCCGAACTTTGCGCCACTCGACTCCGCGAAGGCGGCGGGAGGAGTGGGGACGTTTGCCGACGCAGAGGACCAGATGCAGAACGCCGCACAGCCGATCTACAACAAGCTCGACGAGGCGACCAACGGGGAGTACAGCAAGCTCAACCTGAAACGCGCGGCCGCTGGCAAGAGCGGAAATCTGGATAAGAAGTTTGAGATCGAGGACCAGATCGACAAGCTGGTCGACGCAGCGCCGGGCATCACACCGGCCGAGCGCCAACAGGCAACGACTCTGTGGGCGAAGTCGAAGGTGGTGGGAGCGTTGAATAATGTGGTCGAGAGCGCTGCAAACGTGAATGAAGCCTATGCGAGCCAGGTTGCGGGCGGACGGGTGTTGAGTGGAGCGAAATTGCAGAACAACCTGAACAAGGTGATTGCGAAGTATGGCCGTCCCCGGATCGAGAGCGTGATTGGCGAAGACGGGATGCAGAACATGACCCGCATGGCCGACCTGCTGAGGAGCCCGGCGGGGAGCAACATGCGGCAGATAACCCAAAACATCTATCACGGCATTGTCACCAACGTGCTCCACGCCAAGGTGGGAGCGACGGTAGGAGGCATTGGAGGATATATTGCGGGGCACGCCCTGGGGCACGGCATCATGGGCGCAGAGGGTGGAGCTTTGGTAGGCGCGAAGGCGGAGCGCTGGGTGCTGCAGCAGGCCGCCACCAACCCGCGCGTTGGGCAACTGCTCGACTATGCGGCACGCAACGCCGTGAATCCGAAGATCTACACGCCACTGATCGCCGCCGAGATTCTGCGATCGCAGCGCAACGGAGAGCAACCCCCCGAGAACAACGATCCAGGCAGTGCGGGATATCAGGAGCCGAACCAATAATGGCAAACGTGATCATCCGCCCCGAGCACCAGGCAGCGCCGAAGGTGGCGCCGCCGCTTACCGTGCGGAGCATGAACCTTGGCGCGCAAAAGCACTCCGCCGAATGGTTCAAGGACTATGACGAAGAGATGACCCCGGCGTATGACGAGGCCATGAAGAAGGAGATGGCCGAGCTGCGCTATGCGTCCGCCAGCAGCGAGGAGGCGGTGGAGATGATGCTGCAGCGGTTCGAGGAGAACTACTGCAACGAAGCAACCCGCAAGCAGCGCTGGGATGGGCAGGAACGCTGGCAGGGCAAAGAGGCCGAAGCGATGCGCAAGGGCCGCATTCTCCATGCCTACGAATTTATGCATATCTTGAAGCGGAGTGGTGTGGACGCGCGGATCGATACGCCCAGCGCGTTGAAGTGGGTGGAGGGTGCGGGGGGCGTGCTGAACAAGTTTGTGACGCCGACGATTTCCAGCGCGCGGCTGTGGCTGAACCATGGCAGCAATAAGGGGCTGGTGGGTGTGAATGCGTGGGTGAAGGATGAAGCCACGGGGATGCTGATTGAGAAGACGGTGACAAGCTTGCAATATCCGTACAGCCAGGAGTGGAGCGTAATGCGCTTCGACCAGTACAACGTTCCGAAGAAAGAGAAGTACCGGGGCTGGCGGACGGCGCTGCTGGTGCTGATCCTGGCTGATGTGATTACCGAGAAGGAAGCACACCGCGCCTTTGGAGCAGGGCGAGGACCGGCGAGCGAGTTTTACCAGATGCAGTTGCAGACACACCGGAACGTCCGCATGGGGCTGACGCAATGATGCCCGACGTGTACATCAAGGGCCAGCTGGCGGCGTATGCGATCCAGCAGGGAGCGCGGCATGGCGGGGTAAACAACATGGCCGCCGTTGCGATGGTGATGCGCAACCGCGCGCAGGCTGGATGGTTTGGAGAAGACTGGATGCAGATCCTCGAGCACGCCGCGTTGCGGGAGGGAACCCACTACCCCTCTGTGAGCGTGAACCTGCACGACCCCTCCGTCCGCCAGTTTCTACAGCGCATCGACGACATCTTCGATGGCAGCGAGGATGTCGATTTGACCGATAGCGCACTTTTCTATTGCGAACTGCACCGCGTCGATTCAGAATGGTTCAAGCAAGACGTTCTAAAAAACCGGGAAGAACACCCCATGGCTGCCACCGTGGGACCCGTAACGTTTTTTCGATAGGACCCCATGCTAACCACACCGCAAATCACGGTTGCCGGAAACCTGCAAGACCTGTTCGGCGTTGCCCAGGTTGGAAGCCTGATCGTGCAGCTCTGCGGGTTCGGCTCGCAAGTCCCGCGGGTGAGTGGGACGGCCATCATTGCGCAGACGTCTCCGCTGGCGATCATATGCACGGCCGGAGCGTACAGCTTCAAGCTCTGGGGCAACGATGTCATCCTGCCGGCGGGCAGCTTCTACACCGTCCGTGTGGTGGACGCGAACGGCAATACAGTACAGATCAATGCGTACCTGTTCACCGGCACACAGACGATCGATCTGAGCTCCGCGACGCCGTACAACCCTGTACCTGTTCCACCAGCGCCGGTACCGCCGCTGGGATTTGGAGTGTGTTCGCCCGCAGGCCCCCAGGCCAGCGGCACGCTCTACATTGCGCCGGGACCGGTGGCGATGGTCTTTTATGGCGGCGTGGCGCAGCGGCCGGGCATCGACTACACGCTGGTGACGGCAGACAGCTTCACGCTGAATTTTGCAATTCTGACAGGAGAGACGATCTATGCGCTCTATTCGTAGTAATCCTTTGGGTGTGTGGCTGCTGGCGGCGACTCTGCTGCTGGCGGGGAATGCTGCGGCCCAGCAAAAGACGAGTGCCCTGACAAACGTGAGCTGGGTCCCGGTGACGGGCTCCGGAGCGCCTACGTCGACGAGCTGCGGAGGGACATGCAGCAGCGCGTTCTATGGGCTGCCGTATACCGACCTGACCAACAAGAATCAGTATGTATATACCGGGACGGGGCTTGTTGCTGGATGGATGCAGGTGGGCGGCGGATTGCCTGGCTCTGGTTTTAGCGCGGGCAATGCGGTGCCGTTCTTTACCACCGTCGTCACGAATCCGAATACAACTCCCAACCTGGCGTTCGCACTGATTAGCCAACCCTCGAACAGCGTGCTTTCTGGCCCCACGATCCCTCCGGGGGCCAATGCGTCGCGCATTCAGTCGGCCAACACTTATCTCTACACGGGGAGTGGAACGATCCAAACGGTGACGCTGCCGGGCGTCACGGCTGGCGATTCCGTAGTGGTTGTTGCGACCTGCAATATACTCAGGACCTACACTGTCACCGACGCGCAATCTGACACATTTGTGCAAGACGGAAGCCAAAATATGGACGGAACGTATGGCTACTATGGTCACATCGCCAGCGCAGTCGGTGGCAACACCACGCTCACGTTGACATGGGGAGGGGCTTGCACCTCTCAGGGACCAAATTTCTTCACCGCCATCGAGTATAGCCCACTCGGGACCTTCGATATCGCCGGCGCTGCGAGTACCTCTGGAGGTTACCCTTCCAGCGGGTCCATCACGACTACCTCTACCATCACGACGACTGCAGCGAATGACCTGATCCTCGGCTTGGCGGTTTTCCAAGGCGGCGTAATCTCCTGGACCTACCCCAGCCTCCTCGCCATTACGAGCCCCTCCTTCTCCACCTTCGGAACGATGGAGCCCGCGGGGTCTTACAACTGGGCCGTGGTCGCGGATGCGGGGGGAGGGGCAACGGGCTCTAAGTCGATGACGGCTCTTTGTTCGCAGACGGCGTTTGTGTTCTGCAACAATTTCCAGATCGCGTACCACGTACCCACGCCAGCCTCTATGTCGGCAGTCCCCACCTTCAAGCTGCTATCCAGCCTCTTCTCGACAGCGTACGATCCGCTCGGCACGGCAGCGGCTCTGACGGCAACCCCGCAGACGATCAATGCTCTATGGAGCTTCGGTGCGGGCGACATACAAGTGGGCGGGATTCTTCCCTGCCTGGCGAATGGGACAAACTGCCCTACGAGCGGCGCAACCCCCGGCGGCACGGCTGGTGCGATGCAGTATTACCTGACCAGCACGACGCTGGGCGGGCTGAACGGGACGGGGTTTGCATGGTTGAACGGAGCCTCTGCGCCTACGATGGCCACGGCAGCGCAGACGACTGCGACCGTCAACGGAACACCCTGCGCGCTGGGAAGCACCTGCATGGTGGCAGCAGCGGCGGGTACACTAACCGGGACGGCGCTGGCGGCTGGAGTGGTGTCTTCGAGCCTGACGTCTGCGGCCGGAGGGAACTTTGGTGCAGGAGCCTTTACGGGAGCCTACGTGCTCCCGACCGCAACCTCAACAGTGCTTGGTGGTGTCAAGCCCGACAATGTTAGTATTCTCAACGCAGCGGGAGT